AGGAACATGCATGATTTTTTTAAAACAGTTCACAGGGGTAGGCCAAGAAAAGATGGCAGGGTTACACCAGGAGATATGCCAAGTCGTGCTGAAATAGAAGCAACAATGAGACAGGAAAATATTTTATATGTTAAAAATGAAGATGGAACATTTGTTCCAGTTTGGAAAGCACCAGAATGGTAGATAAATTAAATAAAGAAGCTAAACAAACTCTTGATGCTTCATTAAAAGTTTTAGAATATGCAATGGAGTTGGCTGGACAAAAAGAAGATCTAGATGTTATGATAGCTATATCAGATCGCCTTATGATGCTATATCAGCATTTGGCAGATAAGAATTCAAAGAAGTTTAAGCCAGGATTTGGATTAATCGAAAAGGAAGAGCCTAAACATAATGAACCAGAATCAGACTAACGTAAGAGTTGAATTACAGTTTACAAAAAATTTAGGTAACTATGAAAGTCTTAAGGTTGCAATTGGCATTGAAGATTTTAAGCGGGAAAATGAAACGATTGATGAAGCAACCAATAGAGTTTACACTTTTGTTGAGAATAAAGTAATTGAAAAAGTAAATGAGATTACTAAAGAATTAAACGATAAAGGTAAAAAATGACAAAAGATGAAGCAAAGTTAGCTTACACTTTGGTTGGTCTTTATTGTGCTTTGCATAAGCAAAAGTATGGTAAATCACCAGTAGTAAATAGGTATCGTGAAAAATGGGCCATGAACGATGTTATAGACAGCATTGGCTATGATCGTGCAAAAGTATTACTTGAATATTATTTTGATTTAAAAAGGGATAGCCACCCATTAACTTGGTTTTTTTATAACTTTGAAAAGTTAGATTTGGCTTTACAGCAATCAGAAGAAGATAAAACTCGTAGAGAGTTAATCAGGGCAAAAACAAAATCTATGGTAGAAGAAAGAGATAATGAATACAGAGTCCGCAGTAATAACAGCGATATGTGAAAACAAAGATATCTCGGTAGTTCTTTCTGGAAATATTGATGAGGTCTTTACTTCGCATAGAGATGTTTGGGAGGGGCTTAAGTCTTATTATTTAAAGTTTAAAGCAGTTCCAGATGTTTCAGTTTTAACTGAAAGGTTTAAAGATTTTGAACCAACAAAGACTAAAGGTGAAACAGCCTACTATCTTGATAAGCTTAAAGATGAGTACCTTGCATCAAGGTTGAGAAACCTTTTGTTGTCCTCTGGTGCCAGTTTAAAAACAGAGGCATCTGGTAGAGTTATTGCTCAAATGCAATCTGAGCTTGCAACCCTTGGAAAGCTGACTGCAAACGTTAGAGATGTAGATTTAACAGATTACAAAGAAGCTGAAAAACATTTTCAGTCAATTAAAGATAGATCAGATGCCATGGGTGGAAGCCCAGGAATAATGACTGGCTTTAAAGCAATTGACTATGCATACCCCACAGGAATGGCTCCAGGGCACCTTATAGTGATGATTGGATGGCCAGGTAGGGGTAAGACTTGGTTCTCCTCTTATTTGGCTTGTAAGGCTTGGGAACAGGGCTTTAAACCAATGATTGTATCTCTTGAAATGACTCCAGAAAACATGCGTGATCGTATTTATACTATGATGGGCTCTGGCCTATTTAAGGCTTCAGATTTTGCAAGGGGAGATGTTAATATTGACCAGTTTGATGACTGGGGATCAAAAAAGTTTGCCAACAAAAATCAGTTTATATTAGTATCAAACGAAGGCATGGGTGAAGTTACTCCAAATGTAATTCAGGGAAAAATTGATCAGTATAAGCCTGATATTGTTATTCTTGATTATCACCAGCTTTTTGCTGATAATCAAAATTCAAAAGGCCCTACAGAACGCAATATGAATATTTCAAAGTCATTTAAAAAACTTGCTATGTCAAACAATATTCCAATTATTGATATTACTGCTGCAACAGCAGAAGAGGTTGCAGATCATGATTCACCACCTATGTTGAGTCAAGTAGCGTGGTCAAAGGCTATTGAATATGATGCGGACATGGCTATGGCAATTCACAAAAACCCAGATAGCAATATTATGGAAATTGTTAGCAGGAAAAACCGTCACGGCACAGAATTTGATTTCTACTTAGATTGGGATTTAAATCGGGGAGTAGTTAAGGAAGCGTACGACGTACCTATCTCTTAAATATGAAATGATTACCTAACTTGATATAATTATCAAGAACAGTTAGGTAGCCATGTACCCAAGAAAAATACATGACTTCTGGATAAATGGAGTTATTAAAGATGATTCTAAGTTTCAGAGCTCAAGGGAGAATTATGAAAGACTTTTAGTCCAGCAAATGCGGGACAAAGGTTATGTTCCTGTTCTTGACATGCAACCACAATTTAATGTAAAATATAATCAAGACAAAGATCATTATAATTTTAACTTGGTTATGTATGGGATTTATATAGGAAAATCAAAAGCGTTAAAATACGAAGGTTTTTCTGGACAAAGTTTAATAAGAAAGGGATAATATGAAGCCAGTATTGTTAAAAGATTTTTTTTCACCAGAAGAAATGGTAGAATTAAATAGAATTATTGATTTAAATGAGCACACCCTAGAAGAACCAGACCAAGGAAGACTTTTACATAATTTAAATTCATTGCAAAAATCTCCTTTAAAGAATAAAATTGAAGGCGAAGTTAGTGAAATAATTGGAAAAAATCTTAAAATGGTAACAGAAGGATATACGATATATAAAAAAGAATATGGAACGCCTTCATTAAAACCGCATATAGATCACAATGAAACAGAATATATTCTTGATTATCATGTATACTCTAATACTGAATGGCCAATTGCAGTTGAAGGAGAATATTTTAATTTAAATGCAAATGAAGCAGCTTTATTTTCTGGTAAAAATGATATTCATTGGAGACCAAAAAAAGAATTTAATGATGAAGAATGTGTTGCAATGATTTTTTTCCATTTTGTTGATATTGATAACCCAGAANCCGCTGGTCCAAAAATTTATACAGATGATGATGAAGAAAGATTAGCCAAATACGAAGCAATGTGGAAAAACGGACAATAGGTAAATAAATGACAGATGCATATACTAAAGCGGATCTCCGCTCTATTTTGCGTTCATGCAATGTAGAGGTTGTATCCCATACTGGAACAGATTTCTTATGCTTATGTCCATTTCATCATAATACAGATTCTCCTGCATTTGCAGTAAGTCATTCAAAAGGTCTTTATGTATGTTACAATCAAAATTGCAACGCCTCTGGAACGATACTTGATTTAGTAAAACAATTAACTAGTAGAAATGATTTTGAAGCATTAAGATTTATTTCTGCCAATAAGATTACAGATGAAGAAGCATTTGAAGAAGGATTGAAAGACTTACTTAATGACAAGCCAGATTTTACAGTGTTCCCAACTCAAACGGTTGAAGGTGCACATATGCTACTTATGTCTGGTGCACATGGTGCAAAAGATTATTTGCTATCAAGAAACATTAATGAAGAAGCTATGGAATACTTTCAGATTGGATTTTCTTCAATACAGCAAATGACTATGGTTCCCTTGCATTCCCCAGATGGAATACTTGTGGGAGTTATTGGCAGATCAATTCAAGGAAAAGCATTTAAGAATAGCCCTAATCTGCCACGTAATAAAACTTTGTTTAACCTGCACAGAGCAAAACGTCAAGGTGGAACTATAATTGTTGTTGAGTCCAGCTTTGATGCAATTCGTTTATGGCAAGCGGGATTTCCAAATGCTGTAGCCACCCTAGGTGGAAGTATATCAGATATCAATATACAAAATTTAAATAAATATGCATCTACAATAATTATAATGACAGACAACGATGCAGCGGGTAAAGCATTAGGCAATACAATTGCTACTAAATTAAAAAATAAAAATATTTTGTGGGCAAGATATGACCACAATATGGTGTATCCTCATCTTGCTAAAGATGCTGGAGACATGACAGATGAAGAAATAAAACAGTGTATTAAAAATGCAATTTCGCATTTTGAGTACGCACTTATGTGATATAATAATATAACAGGGCATTAAATAGCCCACTACACAAGGAGATATACTATGGGAATCGTAACAGGCTTAGCAGCAATGAATAAGCAAATGGAACAAAAATCACAAACAGGTGATTCGCAAAAAGGAAGATGGCTACAGCTTAAAGATGGCCAATCATTAAAAATCCGCTTTATGCAAGAGATTGATGCAGACTCAAAGAATTATATTGAGAAGGCTGGTCTAGCTTTTATTGCAGTAGAGCATACAAATCCAAAAGATTACAAGCGTAAGGCTTTGTGCACAATTGAAGATCAAGGTCGTTGCTTTGGTTGTGAACAGCATCGTCGTGATCCAAAGNCGGGCTGGAAAGGCAAGTCTCGTTTTTACGCAAACGTTCTTGTAGATGATGGCAATGAAGATCCATACGTTGCAATTTTTTCACAGGGTGCAGGTCCAAAGTCTGCAACACCCGAAATCATTAATTACGCTGGTGAGACTGGAAGTATTTCCAATCTTAACTGGAAATTAAAGCGTACTGGAACATCAACAGACACAAACTATTCAATTATTCCTTTGCCAACAGCTGATGTTGCTCCAATTGACTTTGATAAGTATGAATTGTTTGATCTTTCAAAGACAGCAGTTCGTGATGTAGCATACGATGAACAAGAGAATTTCTACCTTGGAATTACTTCTGATGAGTCTGCTCCGTCTGAATCTGCTTCTTCATCTGCCGTTGAGTGGTAATCGCTAACTAATAGAAAAGATAATTATGTCTGACTTTGTTCATTTGCATGTCCATTCGCATTATTCGCTTATGGATGGTTTAAACACACCTCATGAATTGCTTGAGGCTGCAAAAAATCAAGGTCAGACATCTTTATCAATTACAGATCATGGATCACTTGCAGCACATAGAGATATGCAAATTTCTGCAAAAGAACTAGGAATAAAGCCAATTTTAGGATTAGAAGCCTACATATCTGCTACAGATAGATTTGACAAACGTGCTGTTTCAAAACGTGATGATAATACATCTTTATACAATCATATAATTCTTCTTGCAAAAAATGATCTAGGTTTAAAAAATTTACAAAAACTTTCTCAGATTGCTTGGACAGAAGGATATTATCACAAGCCACGAATTGATATGGAAGTTCTTTTTGAGTATAAAGAGGGTATAATTGTACTGTCTGGATGCATGAATGGACTTATTTCAAAAGCTATTGAACGTGAAGAGTATGAAAAAGCTGAAGAAGTTGTTAATACATTTAAGCAAGAGTTTGGTGAAGATTTTTATATTGAAGTACAAGCTCATAATCCAGTAAAACTTAATAATCATTTGCTTAATTTAGCAGATAAGTTTGGGGTAAAACCAGTTGCTACAGGAGACTGCCATTTTGCAAAAAAAGAAGAGAGGGATTTGGAAGAACTTCTCCTTATCTTATCCACAAAACCGACACAGAACAAAGATGCAGACCATACAAGTGGGCGTTTACGTAGTAACATCATTGATCGCTTTGACCATCTTTATCCCAATCGGCCTATTTCTTTCGCTGACATTAACGTTTATATTCAATCCCGCTCTGAAATTGAAGCAGATTTTATTAAAGCGGGGTTTGAAAGAAAAGATATTTACGAATCAACAATAGAAATTGATAATAAAGTTGAGGTTTATGATTTTCATGAAAATCTTGATTTATTACCAGTACCAAAAAAGAATGCATTAAAAACATTAAAAGATATGTGCGAGAAGTCTTTAATAGACATGGAGTTAGATAATGAAGTTTACAGGAATAGGCTTGAAGAAGAGCTTAAAGTCATCAAAGACAAAAACTTTTCTAGTTATTTTCTCGTTGTTAGTGATATGGTTAATTGGGCGAAGCAGAATGAAATTCTTGTTGGGCCAGGACGTGGATCAGCAGCGGGATCATTAGTATGTTACCTATTAGGAATTACAGACGTAGATCCTATTAAATTTGATTTATTATTTTTTAGATTTATTAATCCAGAGCGTAATGATTTTCCAGATATTGATACGGATTTTATGGATCGTCGCCGTGGTGAAGTAAAAGAATATTTGCGTAAAAAGTTTAAACATGTTGCTTCTATTACTACTTTTCAATATTTTAAAGATAAGGGTGTTATCCGTGACGTTGCCCGAGCATTTCTTATACCTCTAGGCGAAGTTAACAAAGCACTTAAAACTGTTGAAACTTTTGAAGAATATGAATCTTCAGCAAGCACAGAAGAGTTTAGGAAAAAATATCCAGAAGTAACAAAGTATGCCTCCATGTTGCGTGGAAAAATTCGTGGAAACGGAATGCATGCAGCGGGAGTTGTTGTTGCTAAAGATGATATTAGCAAATATGTTCCAATTGAAACACGTAAAGATCCAGATGATTCTGTGTCAGGAAGAATACCAGTAGTTGCTTTAGATATGGAGCAAACAGCAGACCTTGGATTAATTAAGCTTGATGTTCTTGGCCTTAAAACGCTTTCGGTGATTGATGATACAATTAAAACAATTGAACATATTAAGAAAAAGAAAATTGATCTTAAGTCTATAAAATTAGATGATAATAAAGTTTTTGAAATGCTTTCAAGCGGATTTACCAAGGGAGTGTTTCAAGCAGAAGCTACACCATACACCAACCTTCTTATGAAAATGGGTGTAAGTACGTTTGAAGATTTAGCTGCATCCAACGCCTTAGTGCGACCAGGGGCCATGAATACGGTTGGAGGATCCTACATAAGGCGTAAAAAGGGTGATGAGATGGTAACTTATGCCCACCCAATTATGCACGAGTTTACAGAGCGTACATACGGAGTTATTATTTATCAAGAACAAGTTATGCAGGCTTGCGTACATCTTGGCGGTATGTCATGGGCTGATGCAGATAAAGTTAGAAAGATTATTGGAAAGAAAAAAGATGCTAGTGAATTTGATGCCTACAAAGATCAATTTATTAAAGGAGCAAGTAAGCATATTACTGAAGAAGATGCTGCAAAACTTTGGCATGATTTTGAAGCACATGCTGGTTATTCTTTTAACAGGTCTCATGCTATTGCTTATTCTATGCTCTCTTACTATACAGCTTGGCTTAAATATTATTACCCTCTTGAATTTATGTTTGCGGTTCTTAAAAATGAAAAAGACAAAGATGCCAGAACAGATTACTTGCTTGAGGCTAAGCGATTGGGAATTAAGGTCTTATTACCCCATGTAAATGAATCGGAGCTAGACTTTAGTATTCAAGGTAATTCAATAAGATTTGGTTTGTCTAATATTAAGTATATTTCAGATAATATTGGTAGCAAGATTACCGCATTACGACCATTTGAATCTTATAAAGATTTTACTGAAAAGGCTGGGGAAAAGGGCAGCGGTATTAATTCAAGAGCAATAGAATCTCTTAATATGATTGGTGCTGCAGCGTTTAATGATAATAAGCGTGTGGGTAATGAAAATGAAAACTTATATGAATACCTTGGTATTCCAAAATTTGATACTGGCAAATTAAGTCCAGCCATTAAAGCACAGATCAATCCACTTGAAGAGTTTCTTGAAGAAGGATGTTTTGTACTGCTTGCCATGGTTAAATCAATTAAAAAAGGCCCTACTTGGTCTCGTATTGAGCTGGTAGATGATACAGGTTCGGTTGGTATTTTTCATGATGTTAATACTAAAATAGAGACTGGGCAGATGTATTTTTTCTTAGTTGGTGACAATCGCATACATAAATATGTTACAATTAATGATGTAGTAGATAAGATTGATGACCCATTTGTACATTGGCTTTATAAAGATAAATTAAAGATTGATAGTGGTAAAAGATTGGTTCTTGATTTTACACATTACAAAACAAAAGCCAATAAAATGATGGCACATATTATCTTGTCTGACTCAGATAAGAATTTAGAAAGAATAATAGCTTTCCCAAAGTTATATGCAAAAGCTCTGGGTAAAATGCAAGCGGGTAAAATTTGTGATCCCGCTATTGCAGAAATGGAAGATGGAACATTATACCTTAAGGAGGTAATTTAATGACTGATGAAACAACAACAGATACAGTAACACCAGATAATAACGTACAAATTAGTGTTGAGCAAATTTGTGCCGCAATACTTAAAACAGTAGGCTCAGTTGAAGTATCACTTGAAGACCTTGTAAATAATTATGGTGGCAAGACAATAGCAATTGATCAAAATCCTGATACAAAAGCTGTTACATTTGCACTTGCAGATTTACCACAACAAACACAAGAAGATGCACAAGAGTCTGCTGAATAGTGTATAATATAAGTATATGGGGCATTCCTACATACTTAAAGGTACGGAAAACGAATATCTTTTGGTTATAAGAGCAGAAGATGAAAAGGCTGTCTATAATATAATAGACTTTTTAGCAACCAGCCGAAAAGAAGAAATATCTAGTGTTGCTATTGAATTAGAGAAGAGTATGCATGATAACGGAAGAGATTCTGGCAAAGCTGGATCCAAAAACAAGGGCAAGAGTACAACTAGCAACAACAGTAGACGTAGAAAAACAAAAGACTCCTAGCATTGGATTAAATATAGCATTGAAAGGTGGCTTTGGTTATGGCCGTCAAATCCTTGTTTGGGGAAATAAATCTGCTGGAAAATCATCTTTTTGCTTGCAGATGATTGCAGATGCTCAAAAAAATGGAAAAACTTGTGCATGGATTGATGCAGAAGCATCTTATTCAGCAGATTGGGCAGCTAAGCTGGGGGTAGATTCAGAAAAATTAATTTATTCTCCTGCTAAAACTATTAATGATATGGTTGACGTTGCTACGCAACTTATGGATGCTGGTGTAGACTTAATTGTGGTAGATTCAATATCTGCCTTACTCCCAGCCATTTATTTTGAAAAAGATAGTTCTGATCTTAAGAAACTTGAAGATACAAAGCAAATTGGTGCAGAAGCAAAGGATATGACTCACGCAGTCAAAATGTTAAACTATGCCAACAAAAACACGCTATTGGTTCTCATTTCACAACAACGTAATCAGTTTGGTAGCATGCATGCATCCCACATCCCAACTGGAGGAATGGCGGTTAAATTCTTTTCTTCTACCGTTATCAAGCTCTGGTCGTCGGAAGCTGAAGCGAATGCTATTAAGTCTGGTATTCAAGTGGGCGATAAAATCATTGAACAAAGAGTCGGAAGACCCGTCAATTGGATTATTGATTACAATAAACTCGGACCGCCAAATCTCTCAGGACAATATGACTTTTACTACCAGGGTAATTCACTTGGCGTAGATTCAATTGGAGAAGTTCTTGATGCTGCAGAAATGATGGGCATTGTTCAAAAAGGCGGAGCTTGGTATACAATTGAGGGTGAGCGTTTTCAAGGTCGTGCCAAGGCCGTAGAGTACCTGCGAATTAATTTAGATATAGTAAAAGATTTACAGGATAAAATTTATGCCAAGTCTTGATGATTTTTTAAACAAAAAAGATAAAGAAATTATAGAAGAGCTAGATATTGTTGATGGAAGCTTTTCTTGTCAAAACTCAGAATGCAATCTCTTAACATATGAAGCATTTTATGATCGTTCTCATAATAAAATAAAATGGACTTGTTCTAATGGTCATGATTGTAGTGTGCAATTATAATGTCAGAGCGTGGAGAGGTAAAGCGTGATGGAGCAAAAGCTCAAAAAAATTCTGGGCGGGGGGATTATCAAAAAGGTGATGCGATCTGGAATGATTTTGTGGTTGATTATAAAGAGTATGCAAAGTCAATATCCATTAATAAGGAAATTTGGGCTAAAATTTGCACAGATACGTTTAAGGTTTCTAGGGATAAATACCCAGTTCTTAAACTTATCCTTGGAGGAGAGGGTCAAAAAACTAGACTCGCTGTTATAGAATGGGCATTGTTTGAGCAAATAGTAGAATGTTGGGAGAAAAATAATGATTGATGAGTCAAATATTGATGAGTTTAATATTTGGTTTGAAAATGGTGTAGCAAATGGTTGGATAACCGATATGTTTTGTGCCACTCATGATGGAATACCTTCTTTAAGCGAAGAAGAAGAAAAAGAATGGGAAGAAGGCGGAGACCCTTGTCAATTTGTAGTTAGGATATTAGAGTGAGTATTGATAAAGATTTAATGCAAGTTTTAGTTGAGAATGAAATTTACATAATGCCAGAAGGATTAGTTTTTAAAGAAGATTATCAAAAATTACAAACACAAGATGTAATTGATATTTGTTACGGAGTAGCACAAAGTAAGTTTGGATACGGTTCAAAAAATTATAATAATCAAAATGTGGTAATTGGAAATTTTGAAAATGGAATTCAAATATTATTTGCAAAAAGTAATACATCTGTATTTATAAATTTATTAAATTTAAGTATACCTTTAAATGCAGGAGAGTTATTGATTGCAAAAACAGATATAGGTTTTAAATTTAATGAAAACAATGTAATTTCAGTAATTTATGGAATTAATTTTCAAGAACAATTTGTAGGTAGTGGTAGTAAATCTTACGAAGTTGTTTGTACTATAAAGGATACATATAAAATTAAAGTCCATGCAAATAATGAAGAAGAAGCAATAAAAATTGCAAATGAAACGCCTATACATTCGTGGAAACATCCAGACATAGAATCTGACCTATTAAAATCAAGAGTTTTGGTACGAATGGCAAGGTGGGGAGATTTGGTTGCAACGGAGATAGGTGTTTAAAATGACAGAAAAAGCAACAATTGATTTAATAAATGATCTTACAGAGTTTAATGATCTTAAAGAATTTATGAATGATAAAGATTTAGATTTTGCACTTGATCTTATTATTAAATTAATTGCAAAACCTGATGTTCCTTCATCTAAAGCACCCGATCTCATAGTAAAAATGCAGGCTTTAAGTGCTAAATTTGCAGTCCTATCTAGGTATTACACCACTTTTGAAAAAGGTGGGGAAAATGCAAAGAAAAAAAATGTATACTATACAGCTGAAGAAGCAATTAATAGATTAGTAGATGCACTTAAATATTCAGCAAGATATGGAGCGTAATGAATATATTTAAATTTTTGTTTCATAAGCATAAAGCAGAAAAACTAGAATGCCCTTTTACCATGATGACATATACAAAGTGTTCTGGTTGTGGCATGCATTTAAAAATGCCATTTAGGACTAACAATGGGTAGAGATCTAATTGCTAATTTAAAATTTCAAAAACCTGCAGAAGATGGTTTTAATGCCATGGAGTTTGCACGTATGTATGAAGAGGCGGTATTAAGTGGAAAAAGACCAAATGAGTTTACGCAAAAGAAAACTTTTAGCCCTAGTTCTATTGGTTACGGTAATGGTAACTGCCCTAGATATTGGTTCATTGCTTTTACTGGTGCTGAATTTGAAAATGAAACCGATTCTATGGGTGTCGTTAATATGGATAATGGCACGTATGTTCATGATCGCATACAGAAAAACATGGCTAAAACTCCAGTTTTCAAAGCAAATGAAACAGAAGTTACCAACGATGATCCTCCAATTAGAGGGTTTGCAGATACTTTTATTGAATGGAATGGAAAAGAAGTAGTTGGCGAAATTAAATCTGCTAAACAGGAGATTTTTGATATTCGTCAAGCTGAAATGCAAGGGCTACCATATCACAAAGTTCAGCTTTTAACATATATGAAAATACGTGGGGCAGAACAAGGATTTTTCTTTTATGAAAATAAAAATGATAATTCATTTTTGATTATTCCAATTAATATGGATGAAAAAAATAAAAAGTTAGTGGATGGTGTATGGGATTGGATGAGAAAAGTATACGCTGCATATGAAGCGGGCACTCTCCCAGAAAGAAAGTTTACAAAATCAACTTGGGCATGTAAAGGATGTCCAGTAAAAAAGACTTGTTGGGAAGACAAAAAAGATCTTGGTGAAGTAGATATAGAAGCACTGGTGCTAGAAAAATGAAAAAAGCAATAGTTTTTACAGTATTTGATAGAGTGCAATATTTAAAAGAAACATTGGATAGTTGGGAACAAGTTCGCAATATAAACAATTATGATATTTATTTTAAAATAGAGCCAAGCGATCATCAACAAGGCATTTTTGATGTCATAGATAATTTTGATAATCATCGTGAATGTATTTCACATAAATTATTAAATAAAAGTATAATTGGAAACGGATTTAATACTTGGGAATCATTTGAATACTTATTCAATAAATATGATTTTGTTATTTTAGCAGAAGATGACATAGTAGTTTCAAAAGATATTGTTGAATATTTTGACTCGACAGAGCCCATGTTTAGAGATGATGATGAAGTTGCAATAATATCTGCAAATACTAAATTGTCAGTAGAAGATCCATCAAAAGTTGTAAGACAACAAGGCTTTAATGGTTTGGTTTGGGGAACATGGAAAAAATATTGGATAAATTATTTTAGAGATAATTGGGACAAAGATTATTCTTCAGATACTGAAAAATGTGGTTGGGATTGGCATTTAAACTTAAGAATTATGCCATCAAATGGTTTAAAAAATATTAATCCGATGGCATCCAGATCAAATCATATAGGAATTAATGGAATACATTGCGATGAAAAAATTTTTGATGAAACAAAATCTCCATTGTTTAAAAATGATAATGTTTGGTATTTTATTGAAGAAACAGTTGTGGAAAATATATGATATGTGCATATAGTAATTGTGAAAATAAATTTGAGCCTAAAACACATAATCAAAAATATTGTTCAGATGAGTGTTGCAGAATAGCAACAAATGAAAAATTAAAAGAAGCTTATTATGACAAAAAAGCTCGTCTTGCAGGTAAAAAAAGAGTTTGTAAGTCTAAAGGGTGTAATGCTATTTTAAGCAGGTATAATGATACAAATACATGTGAAAAATGTAAGAGTAGTCAAAAAACAAAAGAAAAAAAAGATTTGTTAGAAATGATAAAAGATGTCTCTAGCTAAATTGGTTGATTTAAGGGGTTCTCGTGTACTTGGCATTGATGCAAGTACAAATAGCTTTGCATTTTGTTTAATGGATGGCAAAAAAGCTGTACGTTGGGGAGAAATAAATTTTGAAGGAAACGATGTTTATCAAAGAATACTTGATGCAAAACGTAAAATTAAATCTTTTAAAAATGAATTAAATTTTGATTTTGTTGTAATAGAGGCAGCGATTTCTGTAAAATCAGTGCATACAGGAATTAAGATGGCATATGTATTTGGTGCTATAATGGGAGAGTTGCTTACTGATGGAGTTGAAGTAGTTGAAGTTCATCCGATTACTTGGCAATCGTATATAGGTAATAAGAATTTTACAAAAAATGAAAAGCAGGCGGTGAGGGATGAATTTCCAGAAAAATCAGATAACTGGTATAAAGGAAAAATCCGAGAAATTAGAAAACAAAGAACATTGGATTTTGCTAGAACGCTTGGCATTGAAGTTCAAAGTGATAATGTCTCTGATGCTGCGGGGATAGCATGGTATGCGGTAAATGAAATTGTGTAAGGAGGTATAATGGCTAAAAGTACAAAGCTTTGGGAAAACAAAGACTGGGTAGTTAAAAGATATGTTACAGAAAAGAAAAGCGTTCTTGACATGGCTATGGAAGCTAAATGCTCTCATATGACAATTCAGCGGGCCCTAGAAAGATTTGAATTAATTAAGAAACCTAGAAAGTGGACTAAATAATGTTAAAACCAGTATATGAAGATTCAAAGAGCTTTAAGTGTGATGATCTTTATTTGCATTCAACAACCGCCCCATCTGGGCGTAGAATTTGGGATGCATGCCACGAAATAGCACAACTTCTTATAGAAAAAAATATATCATATGGTGATTCGGCCCTGTCTCCAAATAGAATATTTGCTCAATCTGATAATGTTGAGCAACTAAAGGTTAGAATTGACGATAAACTAAATCGTGTTAAAAATAATCAAGGCTTTGCTGGAGATAATGATATTGATGATTTGATTGGTTATTTAATCTTACTTAAAATTGCTGTTGACAAAAGTAGTAATAATGGAGTATAATTAAATATGCCAACATATGTATATAGATGCGTAGACGATGAAGATCATGCAATTCTTGAAGTTACCCGCTCAATTACAGATGAAGAGGGTTCTTACAAATGTGAAGAATGTGAATCAATAATGGTAAGATATTACACACCTTTTGGGATTCAATTTAAGGGATCAGGATTTTATAAAACAGACAATGGATAATGAATTAGAGTTATCAGGAAAATTTGACCAAATGAATTTGGTTGTAGAAGAATACTTAAAAGGAAATGGCCCAGCAGCTATTGCTAGAAATTTAAGTTTAACACGTGTGCAAGTTGACAACTATATTGATGCCTGGAAAGGTTTTATTCACGATAATAATATAATAAAAGATCGTGCTAAAGAAGCTTTAATGGGTGCAGATGAACACTACAATATGTTAATTAAAGAAGCATGGAATACAGTAAATCAAGCAGACCAACAAGATGCACTTAATGTAAAGGCACAAACTTTAAAACTTATTGCTGATATTGAAGCAAAAAGAATTGATATGTTAAGCAAAGCTGGTGTCCTTGAAAATAATTCAATGGCTGATCAAATACTAGAATCTGAAAGAAAACAAGACATTTTAGTGGGTATTTTAAAAGAAGTAACTGCTGGTTGCGATAAGTGTAAATGGGAAGTTTCAAAAAGATTGTCTCAAGTGACTGGTCAAGTTGAGGCTGTTCAAATAGATGGCTGATTTTACAGATTTTCTTGATGCTTTAGAAGGAGATGAGTTTTCAGAAAGACCAGCTCCTTTAGAAGAATTTGTGACCAGCAAAGACTACCTTGGTTTGCCACCTTTATCAGAATATCAATACACGATGATACGTGCCTCTACTCAAATTTATAAAAGAGAAACCCTACATAACTTGTATGGTTTTGATGAAGGTGAAAAAATTTGGAAGCAAACCTGTAATGAAGTTATCTTACAGCTTGGAAAAGGTTCTGGCAAAGACTACACATCAACTATTGCTTGTGCATATATAGTGCATTTATTATTATGTTTGTCTGATCCAGCCGTATATTATGGTAAGCCACCAGGTGACGCCATTGATATTATTAACATTGCTATTAACGCTGTTCAAGCAAACCGAGTATTTTTTAAAGGCTTTAATCAACGTATCGAAAAATCACCTTGGTTTCAAGGCAAATATATATCAAAAGCAAACAGCATTGAATTTGATCACGAGATAACAGTTCACTCTGGACACTCTCAAAGAGAGTCTTGGGAAGGATATAACGTTCTTGTTGTTATTCTTGATGAAATTTCAGGTTTTGATCTTGAATCAACAAGCGGTAATGAACAGGCAAAAACTGCTTCGGCTATTTATAAAATGTATCGTGCATCAGTCAATTCTCGTTTTCCAGACTTTGGAAAGCTTGTTTTGCTTTCATTCCCACGTTTTAAGATGGACTATATACAGCAAAGATATGAAGAAGTTGTAGCTGAAAAAGAAGTTGTGATTAGAAATCATTCATTTAAAGTAGATCCAGATCTTCCAGATGGAACAGTTGGAAATGAATTTGATCTTGAGTGGGAAGAAGACCACATAATATCTTATAAAGTACCTAGGGTATATGCCCTTAGAAGACCAACTTGGGATATTAATCCAACAAGAAAAATTGAAGATTTTACAATTGATTTTTATACTGATCCAATTGATGCATTGTCACGTTTTGCATGTATGCCCCCAGATGCGGTAGATGCTTTTTTTAGATCAAGGCCATTAATTGAAAAAGCATTTTCAAACCCAAGATTGGGTGTGGATAAAGATGGAAGATTTGATGATTACTTTAACCCTAGGGAAGATACTCAATATTTTATACATGTAGATTTAGCACAAAAACATGACCATTGTGCCGTAGCTTTATCTCACGTAGATGGCTGGGTAACTATGAAAATTGGTGACAATTATAAAGAAGCAGCACCAAAAATTATTGTAGATGCCGTAAGGTATTGGACGCCAACAAAAGAAAAATCTGTTAATTTTGAAGAAGTAAAAGACTATATAATTAGTCTTAAAGAACGTGGGTTTAATCTTAAAATGGTAACATTTGACCGATGGAACTCTCATGATTTAATGATGCAATTAAAAGCTTATGGGATAAATACCGAGCTTCTTTCTGTTGCTAAAAAGCATTATGAAGACATGTCTTTATGCATAACTGAAGAAAGAGTGTATGGGCCAAACATACAATTATTGATTGATGAGCTTCTTCAGCTAAGAATCATAAAGGATAAGGTAGACCACCCTAGAAAAGGCTCTAAAGACCTTTCTGATGCCGTTTGCGGGGCAATATACAATGCTACCGCACTGACACCTAGGGATTTAAATCAAGAAGTTCAACTTTATACATATGGAACAGTTTTTCAATCAGAAATGGAAAAGTTGCGTGAAGAATCAGATGCAAGGCTTAAGTCTAATAAAACTATTAGATTACCAGATAAACCACAAATGCCAGATAATTTGCGGGAATTCATGGGAATAGATGAAGATCCAGATGATGCAGAATTTGCTATTGACAGCATGAGAATACTCTGATAGAATACACACATGATAGCAAACGGAACACTTAAAACAATTGAAGATGATGCAGATATTTATGTATCNTTAACACAACTTTGTGATTATTTTACACAAGCAAGTATTCAGATGAAAAGAGAAGCAGAAACAGTTGATAAAAATTCAAAAAATTATGTCCAAGGTATGGTTGATTTAATGTTTAGCATTACACAAGAAATGTTAGAATTTGGAAAATTTGAAGCACAACGCAGAATGATTGAGGGGCCAGAAGATTTATTAAGAATGATTGACAAAAACCCATTTGGTATTGTAGAATAATCAAATGATGGGGTGTAGCTCAGCTGGCAGAGCGTTCGACTGTTAATCGGAATGTCGTAGGTTCGAGCCCTACCACCCCAGCAAATTATTAACTAACTAGTAGAAAGAGTATAATTGTGAATACAATGATAGAAGAAGCAGCAGATGTAATTAAAAAAGAATATATTCTAAAGGTTATAGATCGCTGTGATTCTTGCGGTTCACAGGCCCTGGTACTCGTTAAAGGTTTTAGCGGGGAGCTAATGTTTTGTGGGCATCATTATGCTAAGCATGAAGAAGCTCTTGAAAAATTTGCATATGAAACAATTGATGAAAGAGACAAAATTATTCAAAATAAGCTTATAGGATCCTCAAACTAAAGTTTGGGGGTATAGCTTAATCTGGTTAAAGCATTTGTCTTATACGCAAACGAGTCTTGGTTCAAATCCAAGTGCCCCTACGGAGCAGTAGCTTAGTTGGTCAAAGCCCCGAACTCATAATTCGGTAATCGTCAGTTCAAGTCTGACCTGCTCCACCAGAAAGGTTTATATGTTAAAGTATTGGTTCTTTAAAATTTTTAAAAGAAAAAGAAAGAAAGTAAAATCAGATTATGTCTATTAAAAATAATTTGTTT